ATTCAGGATAGTTTCTGTTATATCGGTTGACGAGGCAGCGCGTGAAATTAGTTTATTATTAAACGAAAAAATACAAACAAGTTGAGTGCAGAAATAAAAATAGATAGAGCAACACAGCGGAGGTTGAATGAATCTTTGAAAGGTTTGGAAAATATTGATTTTTTTGAAGCTACTGTAAACGCTTTGTTTAGGATTAAGGCACTTGCTCAATTAAGGTTAACCGAAAAAAGTCATATTGTAACAAGCCGGTTAAAAAATTCTATTTACGTAAAAACGCCAAATCAAAAACATGCTAACAGGTCAAATAATGGACGTAGATATACAGATGACAATGGTAAAGGGTATGATGCTGATTTAAGAACAGTAACTTTAAATAAAAACGAAGGGGCCGTAGGAACTAACGTTGAATATGCAGGTGCAATAGAAAGGGGTGCAAGACCTCATATTATTGAAGCAAAAAATAAAAAGGTATTATCTGATGGTAAAACTATTTTTGGAAAAAGAGTTAACCATCCGGGCTTTGCAGGAGATTCTTTTCTTTATTGGGCTACTAAAAACATTCAAAGAGATATTCAGCAATATTTTAAAGACATTATGAAAGAAAACCAACGCAAATATAAAAAATGAACTATCCTGAATCAGCCATATTAGCAGGGTTAATTTCAGCAATAAACGCAAAATTGCCAACTCGGACTATTTACACAGTGCCACCGCAAAATGCTGTTTATCCTTATATTCTGATTAACCAAACAGACATGCAGGAAGTTGGACCGAAAGCAGGAAAGTTTGAATACAGGTTTGAACCGCTTATTCAGGTTATTTATAAAGACATTTCAAGTATTTCTCCGCTTTTAACAGACATGCAGGAAATACATGAAATAGTTAAGAACAGTCAAGACATAACTGTTTCAGGATATACAGTTATTGAAATGCAATTAATCAACACAAACAGAACAACGGAATTATATGACTGGGGGCGGTTAGAAATAGGATTAATTAGAACGAGAATAGATATTTATTAATTAAAATAAAAAGCAATGGCAAAAAATGCAACTAATATCATTTTAAAACTTGCTACAAAAGAACTTATCGGGGAAATTTCGAATTCAATTAATTCCTCCGTTGATGTTATTGATGTTAGTAGCAAGGCATCTGGACGGGTAAGGAATATTCTTCCGGGTCGAGTTTCTGAAAATATATCATTTGAAAGTTTGGCAGATGACACCAATTCAACTGATTATGGTTATGCAACAGCACACGCGGCAATGAAAGCAGGGACTGCGGTAGCGTTTACAATTACAAGGGATGTAGTTGAAATTAAAGCAGGAACGGGCTATATTACAAGCCTTACAAAAGACAATCCAGACAATGACCGTTCAACAATGAGTGGGACGTTAGAAATTAGTGGAGCAACAACTTAAAATTATAAGAAATGGGACAGAATGCAACGTACATAAAATTGCAAATTGGAGGTTCGGATTTTGTTGGAGAAACAAGTATGTCTGTAAACAGTTCAGTTGATGCAATCGAAACAAGTTCAAAAGCAGGTGGAAGGGTAAGAACTTTGCTTCCCGGAAGAGTGGCTGAAAATATATCATTTGAATCTTTAGCGGATGATACCTCTGATGATTATGGTTATGATGATGCTTATACCGCAATGGCAGCCGGGACAGAGGTCAGTTTTGAAATCAGGAGAGTTGATTCAACAGGTTCACAAGTTGATACTTCAGAGAAGATTACCGGAAGCGGATATATTACAAGCTTAACTCAGGATAATCCAGACAATGACAGAAGTACAATGTCAGGAACAATTGAAGTTAATGGTGAATTGACAGTAGCAACTTATTCAGCGCCATAATGGGAACGATTGAACTAACACTAACACGGTTTATTAAATTTTGGTTTTTGCGTTTTAAGTCAAAAACCAAAGTAGGTTTTTGCTTTTGGAATGAGGCAATACTTTTTACTGCGAGACGGTTAAATATCGAATTGGATAGTTTTTTTGATTGGGCTAAAAAGAACCAAACATTGTACTTTTCTGAAATGCTTTATTCTGCTTATGAGGTTTGGTGTAAAGAGAATTATCAAAAGCCATTGTTTAATAAAAGCGAATTATTGATTTCATTTTCATTATTACCGGAAAAAAAGCAAAAGAAGATAATGAAAGTATGGCAGGAATCAGAATCCTTTGGTGTAAAAGAAAGTAAAAAAAAAGTAGCGAAGAAATAACATTTGCTGAGTTCTATGATTTATGTGTTGGTTTAGTTCAGATAGCCCCGGCAGATTTTTGGCGGTTGACTTTTGCAGAGACGTTGATTAAAGTCCGGGGCTATTATTTGAACATGGGTTTTCGGAGTGCTGATTTTAGGGCGTTGTTTACTATCCTTTACAATATTAACAGCAAGCACAAAAAGAATCCGCGTCAACTTTGGGAATTGAATATCGACACTGCATTTAAAAAAGAATATTCGCATGAAGAAATAAAAGCTCGGAATGCGAGAATAAGAAATCTGAAAAAATGAAAATTTCCGATTTATATGTGCGTTTAGGTTTAAAGTCGAGAGACTACGAACAAGGCATTGACAAAGCTCAAAAGAAAACAAATGCTTTTTCAAAGGGAATTAAACAGATTGGCGGTTTTATAGCAGGTGCATTTGCCGTAACTCAGATTACATCTTTCACAAAAGAACTTGTTCAACTCGGAGGTGTGGCGCAAGGTGTAAGGTCTGCATTTAATCGTATTGCTGATGACCAGGTTTTGCAGGATTTAAAGGATGCAACCAGAGGTACTGTTTCTGAACTGGAATTAATGAAACGTGCTGTTTCTGCTCAAAACTTAGGACTGCCGGTTGAAAATCTTGCATCATTATTTGAATTTGCGACTAAAAGAGCACAAGATACAGGAGAAAGTGTAGATTATCTTGTTAACTCAATTGTTACAGGTATTGGTAGAAAGTCACCGCTTATACTTGATAACTTAGGTATTTCTGCTGTTCAACTTCGTGAAAAATTAAAAGGAGTTGGGATACAATCAGCATCAACCGCAGATGTTGCTGCTGCTGTTGGTGAAATTGCTGCTGAATCAATGAAAAATTCAGGAGAAATTATTGATACAACTGCTGTAAAAACTCAACAATTAACCGCTGCATGGCGTGATTTAAAAACGGAATTTGGAGAAAGCGAAGAAATACAAAAAGGAGCAGCATCCACCTTAAACGTTTTAACTTGGTATGTAAAGAATTTTAGTAAGGTAATCGATGATTGGAAAGAATGGAGCAGAATTACAACTGCTATAATGACCGGAGGACTTTCTTTATTTTGGCAAAAACAGAAAAAAGATTTAAGCGAATATGAATCAGGTCTTGACGACATGGCTGCATCTTCGAAGGCTGCTTTAGACTTGTACGCAATAAATCAAAAAAAGGCTAACAAAGTAGATGAAGAAAAAGTAAGGACAATTGGAGACTTACGCCAAAAGATCGCTGATTTAAAAGATTCGATTGATGAATACGGAATAAGTCAAACATCGCAAATACAAAGAACATTAAAAGAAATAGAAACGGCTGAAAAGTTACTTGATACATTAACCTCTTTAAATAAAGCAAGACAAGAAGTTGCCCCCATGCCTGCAATGACCGGACAAGCCGGAACACCTCAAATAGCAGGTGAAGCACCTTTGCCGGGTGGGTTGGCTAATATGTCAGGATTCTTAGAAAGAAATGCATCATTGACAAAGCAATACACTGACGAAATGCTTGCTGATTGGAATAACTTTTCATCTCAACTAAAAATGTTAGCTGAAGATGAAATAGCAAACAGCATAGCAGTTGTAGCTGAATCTTTAGGTAAATTAGCAACAGGACAAATAAACTTAAAAGGATTCTTTAATAGTGTAATTTCTCAACTTGGAGATTTTTTAAAAAAGATTGGTAAAATGTTTATTCTTTACGGAGTTGCTCAATCCGCTTTTTTCAAATCGCTTGCAGCGGGTCCTGCCGGAGCAGCAACATTGATAGCAGCGGGGGCTGCTTTAGTTGCAATCGGCGGAGCTATCGGTGGGATAGGCCAACAGGCTGCATCTGGCAATTTAAGTGGTTCCCAATCTCAGGGAATTATTATAAAAGATGTAAACGCATTTGACCAACAGCAGCAGCAGTTAGTCGCAAAAGTTTCAGGTCGTGATTTAGAGTTTGTATTAAGTAAAAGAAATAATTTTAAAAGTTAATGGCATACGCTGATAAATATTATGGAAGTTTTAAGAATTTTTTTAATGAAACTGTTTTAATAACTATTCAGGAAAGGAACTATTCTGGGGCTTCGTTAGAGATGAAACTACAAGGCGCTGTATTGGAATATTTAGGTTCAGACGAACAATTGTATAATCCTATTTTGTCAAGCATATTAACAGTTAATGTAATATCTGAGACAAACTTTCAGTACATTGATTTGTATTCAGCAGATGCGAAAAAGTTTAAAGT